GAATATGATTATCCCAAGCATCCCTTATTTCTTGAAATTTTTTAGATTTCATATCACGTGACCCATAGACTATATATTGAGGGACTATGACTTTTTTGCCAGTTTCAGGATTAATTAATTTTTTCTTATCGTAAATAAAATCTCTAAATAATTCCTCGGATATAGGATTTTCTCTTACAAACATTCTTAATCTATAAGGATGGCCGGGGTCAACACCCGGAATCTTTTTCTCAGAATATTTCTTTAGAGCTTCATTATACTTATCAATGAATCTTTGGCCGTATAATCTTTCAGCTGCACTTAATGAAATAATTTCGCCTCGCTCTTTTCCAAAATGTTTTTCTAGGACTTCATTCTTTATATCAACCTTTTCCTCTGAGTAAATATATTGTTTTTCTGTACTTTCTTCTATATACTTTTCGCCCCATAGTTGTTTTCTAGCACTCTCAGGTAATTCATTATATTCTGTTTGAGTCATACCTTTATTGCCAGTGTATTTTAATATCAACTGGTCTATAAAATCAGGGTCAGCAACTGAATCTTTATTTTTATAAAATTCTCTTACTCTGGCTTCATCTGCTGGTGTAAGCTTATACTTACCACCTTTTGGCCCAGCTATATAAAAATATACAGGCTCTCCTTTCTTTATATGTTCAGATGTAGAATCCCATATAAATTCAGTTTTTTGTTCATGTGCGTATAAACCGCCCGGAGTTGCCTTCCCTTTAGTTCTTTTTTCTTTTCCACCAAAAGGTAAATCAGGGTCAACAGAATGAAATAAAGCAGTATCTCCTTCATTAGGTAATACATTTTTATTCTTAGCTGCCTCTTCTATGTATTTTTTATTGAACTCATTCTTCCTGTTAAGTTCAGCTATCTCATATGAAAAATCTGAATTACGGCCAACCTTAGTTAGATAATATACTATATTCCCTTTCTCTGCCGGGTCAGCACTGAGCCCTTGAAGCAATATAGTTGAGTCATCATATTTTAAAACGCCATCCTTATCAACAAACTTATCCGGATTGTTCTTCATCCATTTAACTATATCTCTTTCACCAACAGCCTCAACTCTGGCAGTTGTTGCATTATTATAGTCAAAAGACCTCTCCATACCTCCCCATCCACGGCCTCTGTATTCAGGTACTATAACATCATCACCAACTCTTAATTTTAATCCAGATACTTCTCCAGCACTATCTACTTTTTCATAGAAATCCTTATCAATAGATTTATTAGGCTTTTCACTCCCTTCAGAGTGCCAAGTTCTTAAATCCCATAATTTTCTAGAACGCTCAGGTTTTTTAACTTTCTCTACTTCCAGTGGAATAGCATCTGAGCTACGGGTGACTACTCTCTTGCTTTCCTTTAAATTTCTTTCGGTAACTGATTGCACTGCTTCCCAATGAACTCTTTCTTCTGCAAGATGCTCAGGAATATCTCCCTTAACAACTCTTTTCTCTTCGGGAGTAGCAATGGTTCTTAACCTTTCCTTAGTTCCAATTTCCTCATACAATAATCGACCTTGAGGGTCTCGTTTCATATATGCTTCTTCTTCAACTACTTCTTTAGGTCTTCTTTCCCTGTAAAAATCTTTTGATAATTTTTTTATTACTGTAGCTTTACTAGGGCCCCTAAAATAATCAAATTCTCCAGTCTCGCTATCTTTATATTTTATTTCAAAAAGCTTACCATCTTCACTTTCATACATATGACCTTTTTCTATAAATAAAGTATGGTCAGGATTTGTTTTACTACGCCATAAATCTCCTTTTTGTTCAGCTGCTAAACCAGCAGTATCCCATAACTCATTTACTTTTTCTCCTTCTATAATTCTTAAAGCCTTCTCAGGAGGAATACCAAGATTTGTCAGAGCATTAAATGCTTTTTGTTTTATTCCAACTCGCTTCAATCCTTCTATAGAATAATGAATCCCCATCAAAGCAAGCCCATGAATCATTCTATCTTCCAAAGTCATATCTTTATTTAGACCTAAATCACTACCAAATCCGGCCAGAAATATACTGGTTGCTTCTCCACCCTTACTAGCCGCCAATCCTTTTAACCCAGCATCCTTAGCAGTCCAAAATATCTTAGGCATAGCTGCAGCTGTAAACACAGTAGCAGCAATAGCATCCTTTCCTAACCCACTTAGTCTTTCTTCAAGTGAAGAGCCTAATGGCCTGTATACCTGACCAACTCCAGCAAATGTTATAAGATTATTTGCACCTCTATTAACAGCATTAGCCCATTTAACTCCATCAGGCCCAGATTTAGCCAATCCAAGAATAAAATCTTGATATCCCGGTATTCTACCTAATGCCCCACTGGCCTGAGGCAGTCCGCGTCTGGCAACCTTTGGAATCTGTGATACTGGTATACCTTTCTTTAGTTGTTCTTCGATAAACTCATCTTGAATCTTTCTATATTGTGATGTGTATCTTGATTTACCTTTCTCTAAAGCATTTATCCTTGAAAGATACTTGCTCTTCTCAGCCCCTTTTGCTCCTGATGCTAATTTATTCAACCTTTTAATTTGTTTACTAGCCCTGCCGATTCTCTGTAAAGTTGATGCTGCAGCTGCTGTTCTTACACCAAGAGCCGGGGCGGCCATCCCTCCAGTAACAAGACTACCAAGTACAAACGGTACTACACTGCCAGCTACAGTTCCAAATGTTTCGGCTATCTTTTCTGAAGTTGTAGGAGCCTCAAGCATTTCAGGTTCGTATATACCAAATGGAAGAAGTCCGGCTCCAAAACCACGGCCAAGAGCCGGTAATATACCCGGGGATGGCTGTGATTCTAAGTCAGGTTTACTTGCAAGGATGGATGCTCTAGCTAACTTTTCCTGTAATTCCCTGAATGATGGTGTTATTGGTATGCCATATCTGTTAATAGCATCATAATCAAATATGGATAATGGTGGGAGGTAAGCCCCTTGTTTTAAGGAGTCTTCATAATCAAATATGCTTGGTATAGGCTGAGCCTGTTCTGATTCATATCTCTCAGCCCAATCAAATATTGATTCAGGCATTTTTACCTACTTTTTAATTCTGGATATTTTTCGTATACTTTAGCAAGAATTTCATTTTTCTCGCCAGAGTCCATGTCAATAGTATATCCTAAACTTACAGCATATTCTTCAGCTTCTGCTTTTCTAGCAGGATACTCTTCAGGAGATAATATTTTCTTTTCTTCTTTATATGTCTTAAATGTCCTGCCCGGCTTCTCTAAACTATATAAAGAATTAAACTCAGATAAAGTAAGTTCTGTTATATCCTTTTTCTTTCCCTTTGTAAATGTAACTGGCTTACCAGTTTTTGAGTTTTTAAGAGTTATTAAATTTTTAGATGGTAGTAATCCTGAGAACGGGCCGGGGCCAACGACACTAACTTGTCCTGCTCCAATATATGTTGTGGGAGGTGTAACTTTCCTAAATTTAGTTACTATATGTTCTTCACCAGCCTTGTTGTAAACTTTTTCACCCTGTAGTAAATTACCAGCTAAAACTTTACCACCCGGAAGGTCTCTATCCATTATAGTAGCATTTAAAATTTCCTCTACTTCAAAATCTCCCAGAGATTGCTTTCTTAAAAACTCTTTACCAGACATATTCTCACCAGCAATATTAACTACAGTCTTTTCACCCTTACCCTCAAATCCTTTAATTTTGTCTTGAAACAAATCTTTATATTCTGCCTGAGCTGTTCTATATCCCGCCTCGACCTCTTCCTCAGTTCTAAATCCTAATTCTTTAGTAGGGTCAGGGACACCTGTAGGAGCTCCTATTCTCATATAAGGTAACCCCTGCAATATCCCGTGACCTGTATCCATAAGAACTTTAGCGTCTTTAGGACTTATCTCCCATATATCTGTACCAGCCTTAACTAAAGAATCTGCATAATCTTTAAACCTATCTACTCTTAAGTTACCAGCTTCCAATTCAGCTTTCATTCTAGCAGTCTGAGTAGTTATAGCCGTTGAAAGCACTCCTGATGCTGCAGTTATCATAGCATCAGTAACTAAATCTTTTGATTTAAAATCATCCATAGTCTGAATTATTTTAGAACCTGCAGGCATTAAATCCGTTACAAGACCTGACATTAATTCTAATGCAGCCTTATTGCTATCACTCTTTTTTATTTCCTTTGATTGAGCTCTTAATTGAGTAATAAGAGGAGCATTCTTAACAGGGTCTTGTAAATAAAATGTTATAGCCTTATCAATGTTATCTAAAGTTTGTGGAGTTTTTCCTGTAAGTACATCTGTAAATTGACCATATTTAGTTCCATAAATTGTTTCCTTACTTATCATTGATTGAGAAAAAGGAGGAGACTCTTCGGGAAGCTTCTCTTTGAAGTCTAAGTTTGCCGCCTTCATCATATCCGCTCTTTCAGTTGGTCTAGCTCTTCCTAATTCTCCCTGCCAAAATTCAGTTAATGTTTTATATTCATTAGTTTCAGCATTTTGTTTAACTGCTGCTGCCTGAGTAGATTGATTGATAATAACCCTATCTTGCTGTTTATTCTCAACAATTTGTTGTTTTCTATCCTCTTCTTGCTGTTGTATTCTATTGATAAACTCAGGGTCTAACCATTTACCAGCAGTATCAACTAAGGCCTGCATATAATCAGGCTCCCGTATAGTGATAGGAGAACTTCTTAATTGACTAAATCTACTTGCCATAACTAAATACCTTTATTATTTTTTATTGAAGGTCTTATAGAGTCAGGTATCATCGTACCCGTGACCATCCTTCTGACATATCTGGATAAGTTCCAGTGGGGCCATATATCCATTGGAGTCCATCTCGGTCGGTGTAAGTATCACCGGCGGTTGGGGTTCCAGTATATCCTTCTGGAATGAAACCGTGGACACCCGATTCAGCATAAGGCACAGTACCTTCAGTCTCATGTAAAATTCCTAATGCTCGGCCAGCTTCAGATAGGTATTTCTCCCTTTCACCTCTAACTCCCTTGAACAAAGTTGATTCTGCTTTCCGTTTACCAGCCAAAAATTCTTCCATCATACTACGCCTAGCCTGACCCATTCCATGTTCTCTCTCACCAAATCCTTTAAATCCACGGCCAAGTCCAAATGATTTTTCATATGCCGCACCTAGTCCAGTTCTCGCTTTCCTACCGAATCCACTAACTGCCTCACCATATTCTCCAAACAATACATCTTCCCTAGATGGGTCATATGTATACATTTCTTCAAATCTTCTTCTCTCTTCACCAGCCTCCGGCTCATATCCAAAAGTTTCATATAAGCCTTCAAGTCCCGGCATTTCTGTCGTAGCCCCACCATATGTTAATGTATCACCACCAGTCTGCATACCAAGCATATCTCCAAGCATACCACCAACTTGCATTGTAGACTGTTGAGGCTGAGGGCTATCAAACCTTGGATGTACATCAAAATTAATTCTATCTAAAACATCTTTTCCGATAGCATCAACAGCATTCCTATTTAGAACATACTCTCCGGGTAAACCATTTTCCTCATCAGGGCCCTCCATCATAGCTGGCTGAAACTGCCCACTAGCATTTTCTAATAAAGATAATATGTTATCACCCGGCCCTCTGCTGTATTTTGAAGAGTAAGCCATTATCCTACTATTGGATTACGTTTATATTTAAGAAGTCCATTTAACTGATATGATGGTGATTGTTGATATGTAGAACCACCCATTTGATATTCCGGCATATATCCACCTTGTTGATATGATACAGGATTTTCATATACAGAACCACCTGCCTGTTTGGTTGCAAATTCAGCAAATGGGGATTCCATAAATTCAGGCGATGCATACCAATCTTTAATCAGTCTATTACTTACACGCCCCGGTTCACTAGCCCATCCAATATATTCATCTTTCATTTCTTCAGGGAAAGTGTCAAAGATATCCTGTTCACTTAACTGTGTAGCAACTCCTGACACATCCTTTACATCCTTTGCACTCTTATATTTTCCATAACCCTCCCATGCTTCTCCAGCTGCTGCACTTGTTAATGAGGATAAAAGTGAAGTTATAGCTGAACCTGTTGCCCGGCCTTTAATATCTTCACCTATATCACCCTTAATTCCTTCTAGATAATCAATATCTCCACTCAGCAATCCAGTTTTAGTCTTTTTTATTGTAGGTTCATCCTTGCCTAAAAAACTCAAGAATCCCTTAGAACCTGCCCCTCTGGTTCCCGCATAAGCCCCAAGAGCTCCTAAACCAGCTTCTAAACCAAGACCTAATAATGGATTAGTTGCGAATAAAGTCTTTTTCAAAGCATTTTTTAATAACCATTTTCCTAATTGTTTTCCAGCAAACTGGCCTCCTACACCACCTACCATTGAGGATAATCCTCTTTGAGACATATAATCTCTTACATCACCTGCTCCTTCACGAATCACATCTCCAGCTTCGGATAACCTTCCTTTAAGTCCACCATACCAGATATCTCCAGATACTCCCGGTACATATCCTTGACCTCCAGCCTGTAATCTCATCATATTATAACTCCTTCATTAACGCAATTATACTATATTGCGAGTTTAATATAAAGCCAGCAAAATTAAAATACCAGCTAATTTTTTTATTGTTCATCAGATAAACACCTCTACTCTCCACAATGATGTTATGTGAAAATGTTTTTCACTTGCTATTATATCATTATTAGATGGTGTCATACTTATTCCAACCAATTCACCAGCATCTACTGCTGGATTAGCACTCCAGTCTGATTGACTAATAGTGAAATTAGTATTATCAACTAAAGAACTTTCAGTATAAGTGCATACAGAATCTATACTATTACCAGTATCTTCTCCGTCTATCTTCTCTATAGCAAAAATAATATTCCTTGAAGATGTAACATCTACATCTGGAGTTCTAAACATTAATTTATGACAAGTCATATTAAAAGGAGTTAAATAACCACTAGTTGAATTAAGTAATGTTGTCTGCTCTCCAGTGCCCTGCCAAGGAATATACATTTTTGAACCCGGTAAATCATCTGTAAAGCTGTGTTTAAAAACACGATAGTCTATAAACTTGTGAGTGTATTCTAATGTATTAGTTCTTAATGTCTTATCCACATATTGATTACCATCAGCAGATAAATATGTTTTATATACCCTGCCATGCCTTTTCAAAGATAAAGATGGTTGTTTATTAGACCCCTCACTAATAACAATCTGACCATCAGACATTCCATCTACAGATGGCTGTATTGCTGAATACATATTGGATTGTTTTGAATTTAGTATATTTCTAGTATCTCTATCCATCAACTTACTGCTCCTTGACCAATAATCCTGTATTCTACAGTAATATCATTTATTTCAAGTGTCCCTGTACTTGGCGGATTAATCCTAAGCTGTAAACTTTGACAGGTAATTGGACTGGCAGACTTAAATACAGCAACATCCCATGTACTTGCTGTTGGCAGTGTATCACTATCACCAGCACCAGTTGTTATTGTACCTACACCTGTTGTTATATTTGTGAAGCTTTGTTTCCCATCAACAGCATATTCCATAGGGTCAGCTTGAGTAGCACCTGATTTATAAGTAAGGATAACCTTATATACTTTCTTTTTTAAACCCGGATGACCAAAATCTATATCTCTAGTAGTCAAAACCTGACTGGCATTCGCTCTTAAGTGTGGTAAATATTTTTTTACTGATATTGTTGTTGCACTCGCCTCAGTTCCAACTATCAAGCTGTTATTCCAGTCCGTAGCAAAATTTGTATAATAATAACTATCATCAAATAGATTAGTGTTATACATCCATCCCTTACTGTCAAAGTCATATATAAAACACTGATTGCTATTATTAGATAAATCTTTAGGTGAACGCATTACAATTAATTGATTACCTATTGTATCATATCCAACCATTAAATCTTTGATGTGGACAGAACCTTGAGCAAAGTTATTCCAATCTGGAACACTGCTATTAGTACTTTCAAAAATTCCAAGTTTATTTTCAGCTAAATTTCTTACAGAACGACCATCATATAAAAAGCAACCAGCTTCATTAGCCCATGACACACCAAAATCAGTTTTAGTGACACTATGCTGATAACTGACTCCCATCTTTTGTATAGTTTCTTCTAAAATCCAATTAATAGATAATGAATGAGATATATTAATGATATGAACTAAATTATGCTTGAATGCTAAAAGCCTATCTGCGAATGATTCTAAAGCAGTATACTCACCATAATCTCCAGTGGAAACATCTATATAATTTAACGGCAAATAAGTGTCAAATTTATTTGCCTCAGAATACATTATCCTGTCACCATATCTTTTCTTTGTATCATCTGGCTCTTTTGAAACAACATTCGCTATGAAAGCCCTTCTTCCAGCTATTGTAGATGCCATATAAGTTTCTTTTTCTTTACCAAGTGAATTAAATTTTTTCTCGTGCGAGTATCCATTTATATTTCTATATGTATCATTATTTGGCCTTACAGATTTAAGACCTTCAGAAGAACTTACCCCTGAATAATAACCAGAGTTTTGTGTATTAGCTACTGTATCCGCTGGTCTATAAGTCCAAGCTGTATATTCACTATCCAAAGTCATCCTAGCTCCTTGAACTATATCTATATCAGCAAATAATATCAAATCATCATCACTTGCAGACTCACGTATATATATCCTGCCGCCAGTGATTCTTCCATGATAATATCTGTCAGCATATACAGTACATTCCAACGATTGCTGTTCCTCAGTTAATGCATATGTATTATCAAATTTTGCTGGAAGAGTTTCTTGATTGCCGTCATAGATAAAAGTTTGCCAAAACTCATATGTTTTTACTTCCCATTCACCTTCATCAGCATGGTCTGTAACACCTATATTCCAACCAACACCTCTTTTATATATCGCCCCACTATTATCTGATACAGCGGCATCTGTAGTGTTACCATATCCCCTATAAACCCTTACTTTCTGTGTTGTTCCACCAATCCCTTCAGATGGCCTCCTAATCATAAAACATTCCGGCTCTTCTGAAGATGTACTTAGAATAGAATAAACTTGTCCAACTTCAAAATGATGATTTGCCGATAGTGGAGTATGAGTGTCGCCTCCAAGAAGAGCTGTATCAAAATCAACATAATCTTCACTTATAGCATCAAGAGCCTCTGCTGTTTGTATATCACGCCCACCTCCATCTTCAACTATTGAATTCAATCTTGTATAATGAGCATCTGTACCAATAGTGTGCTGTGAACTTGTTGGATTTGAAATATTTGATGGCATTATTAAATAAGACGGATGCTCATACCATCCACTAAAAGATAATCCTTTAGTATTGTCAAACTGATTTCTCTGGACATACCCATACCATTTCATTATAGCATCATTCTCAGCATTAGTATCAGCGACCCTTAATACTTCATCTACAAAAGTAAAAACAAATTCTGAAGTAGCTACGTGCTCACTAGATGAAGACATAAGAACAGGATTTATCTCTGAGGCAAGCCATGCATCATCTGTAGAATTTGAATCAGAAATTGCATTATAAGACCATACATCAACAACATTATTCTTAGCATCGCCAAGGGCAACTAATCTATCACCAGTAGTCCTTCTTGCTTTTATTACAATACCAGAAGCGGCACCATCTGGAGAGGATGTGAATGTAAGAGTTGTTCCTGAACTGCTTACCCCGGCTGTGCCAGTTGCCTGACTAAGGGTTAATGCACTTGCATTTATCCCTTCGATTCCTGATGGAATTGCACTAATAGTTGTTCCAGATTGAATATTGCTCCCGGTAATCGTTTGACCAACCCTAACATCTGCACTGTCCGTAATAGGTATCGGCCCTGTTGTGCTGTTTCCATATGCATCATCGGTATCAACTGTAAATGCAACTTCATCTGTTATTGCCCTGCCAGCAACAGTCATATAATGGTCTGAACTATACTGAACAAATCCAGTCACAGTATATACTCCATCATTATATTTACTACCCCTGACGCTAACAATATCTCCAATTTGGATACCAGCAACGTTCGTCCAGTAATCAACATCACCTTCATACTTAATATACTGTTTTGACGGTTGTATTGCTAATGCCATAATTAAGCACTACTTCCTGAGCCACCTGAATCAGCATCTGCTGGAGAAACAGCGGCAGTTCCTGTTACATCACTATTTTGAGGAGCAACAAAAGATATATTATGAGTTGCTCCAGATACACTAATAGTATATGTTACTGAAGCATTGTCATTAAACTCATGTTTTTTACTGTGGTCTGATTCAAAATAAAACAAATTAAATCCACCGCCCTTATTGCTTCTCCCAGTTGCAGTTCCGGGGTTGCTTGTGCCTTGGTCTAATCTTGCAGTGGCTACAGATATATACTTAGTTAACGCAGTTCCGCTAGGTATTGATGGATTAACACTATGAGCATTTAAAGTACCAGCAGATTTTATTTTACCTTGAGCATCTATAGACATATTATCTATTTGACTAGCTTCATTTTCAGCTAAGTCTCTTGGGTCTTTAACTGTATTTATTCCACCAGCAAAACTTCGTAACGTATATTTCTGCTTAGGCACTAATCACGTATCTCCACATGAACTAAATCATCGAAGCTATTGTCCTTGATTTCACCATCTGAATCCCAATCGCCGCCCCAACGTATCTTTAGTCCTAATTGATGTCCAATACCCCTTAGCATACCTCCCATGTAATGAAATCGTTCTCTATCATCCCAATCTACAGGATATGGGGCCAAGTCTACTGCTTTACCTTCCATATGCCTTGAATATTTAACTTTGGTTGCCCCTTTTTCAAGGAGTTCTGCCTGACGCTCTTTACTACGAACACCTTCAATAATAGTAACATCCATAATCTTGATTAGCTCATTCAAAACATTAACTAATTTAGTGTTTACGCCTTTCAGTCTTTCTCGGCTTCTTTTACCAAATCTCGGCATCACTCGAACTCAGCCATAACTTCTTTTATTTTAGCAACCATTTCATCATCTTTCTTAGATGGTGTTGCCTTCACTATCATATCAAGAACTTTCAACATAAAGGCTTTTGCACCCTTTTTCTTAACCTGTCTTCTTACCCAACTTGATAACATACTCATTTCTTATTTTCCTTTTTTAACATTTTAACTAATCCCTGCCACACAACATCAACTAAGATATCGTCTTTATCTGATGGAGACAGTTTCACAATTTTTTCCAAACAGAAAAAAACCACGATAACAATTTCCCAGTTTACTGATAACCATTCCATACTATGATTTCCTTATTTTAACTATTTTGTAACTAAGATATACAATACTCATCACTGCGACAACACATTGTAATAACAAATTTATATCAGCCAAATAAACTCCATAATTAGTAAATGATACTGCTGTGACTTTTAAACTATCCATAATCATTTACCGTTTATTCTAGACACTTGTCCCTTTACTTCCATCATAACATCAGATAAATCATTAATCTCTTTGACAGTATCTTCGTGCCGCCTATCTCTTGTCTCATCTGAACGATTCCATCTTTCGATTAATTTAATTATCATACCTTCCATATTCTCTAAGGTCTCTTCCTGTCCTTTGTTGATGACCTGTAATTCTTGGATAGACTCAGCCTGCTGTTCACTACGTTTAGCATTTTGATAAACCATAAATACAAACATCGCACCAACAACACCAATCATACCAGCTTCTGCGTATAATGCTAAAAACTCTTCCATTACTTCTTCTTCTTCCGTTTACCCCAGCTAAGTGGGTTAATGTTAAATTCTTTTTCATAGAAAGATACTTTCTCTTCTAATTCTTCCCTCTTGACTTGCTCATCAGCCATGTGCTTGTCAAGTAAGTCTCCAATCTGTTCATCTGCTTCCACCATGCTATCTTCCAATCTTCCAATTCTGGTTTCGATACGATAATAGCCATATACAATACAACCGACAAGTACAAGAATCTGCCCCAGCCATTTGAGATTAAGAGAGACAACGGCATTATCATCAATAATACTACCCCTATAACTTCTCGCAGTTTCGGGCTTTCCACTCACTTCACCTTCCTATATATTACTACCCATACCAATATGGAAAATATAATCCAGAATAATGGAGGATAAGCAGTCTTTAACATTTGTAATATTATAGCAGAAACAACAGCAATAAAGGCTACATCCCATTTATTTAAATCTCCCATCCTGAAATTGACCAGCCAGAATCACAACTGATGATGCTAATCAATATAAATATAATGAACAGGGATATTATAAGACGAGCTGTACTCAAAATCATTATTCATTACTTAGAACCAAATACTTTTGAGAAAAAGCCTTTCTTCTTCTTTTTACCTTTTTCAGAAAGTTTCTTTTTACCTTTCTTTTTCTTCTTCTTTACTTCTTCACTGGAAGCAAGCTGTTCATACTGCACTGGATTTGCAGGTTCTGCTCCAGTGAATGATAAAGCTATAATTACTGCCATTAGTTTTTTAATCATGTTCACACCTTTAAATGTTTAGATACTTCTTTTGCACCGCTATACTGAGGAACTATTCTTGAAAGAAGTTCTGTTTTTGTTTCACTTCCACCATAAGCAACTCCACGCTTATCATAGAAATCTTTTATTTCTGATTTAGTATTTGCATCAGTAGGATAATCTGCTTGTAACGTAGCGACACCATTGATTATATGATGTCCTCCTACTATCAGCCTGCCATGTCCATCACCATGTTTCTTAGCACACTCAGCAACATAGAA